GGCGCTTTAACTGAGTTTCCATTTGAATCTCAAGTTCACGAACACTTGTAAAGTATTGTTCCATGCGGGCCTTGTCACTAGCACCAAGATGCATCATAGTGCGTTTACGATCATCTTCAACTACAGAAAGAATACTTTTCTGTACCATAATTGAAGGATCTGGTCTCCAATCTGGGCTGCTTGGATCTTGAAATCCTGCGCCAAACAGTCTGGTATATAATGCTAATGGATTTGGTTCTGCTGGAAGAGTATTCAATCCACCAAGACTGCTATAACTTTCTTTTGGATTACCGGCAGCACTCGCAGCAATAGATTTGTACCTTGCTCCACGACTAATAACATCTGCTATTTGTTGATCAATTGTTTTACTATCAAACTGACCATTTCTTGTAGGTGATATTCCTGTTGCAGCCGCAGCAACACCAGACCAATGTTGATAATTTGGATTATCATCAAATGGTATTCTGAAATTGCTAAAGACGTTGATCTTATCTCTAATTGATTCTAAAGGTTTTAATTGTGGAGTAATCTCATAGTTTTTACCATTAGTCTTTGGGACCCAGAGTTGCTTAGTTAAGCCACAACCCCAGAAATATGTACCAAATCTAGTTGGAACGCTTTGTCCCGTAGCAGCGAGAGCCTTACCCTTACTATCTAGAAAACAATCTAGAAAGGGCAGCATCATTACAGCAGCAGAACCCTGGAACATACCTCTAAGAACAAATCTACGATCTAGTTTCATGTTAGATATCTCCATATATAATATATTATTTATGAGATTTTGATATCTACCTTAATAGGCTTTCTAAGGACTTCCATCATTTTATAACGTCTATCAACGTTTACCTTTGTGGCACGGAAGTCTTCTTTTTCTTCTAGATTGTATCCAAGAAAAACATCATCACAGAATCCCCAACTTACCGCTTCATCGGCAGTAAGGTGAACATTAATCTTATTTCTCATACCTTCTTTGAGAACTTCTTTGATGCGTCCTTCAGACATAGCACTAAACTTACCTTGTGCTTTAAGTCTTGCGACATAAATCCTAAGCATCATTTCGCCGGCCTTACGGCGTTCTACATCTTCTGTCTCTACTTCTTCGTCTAGAGATTCGATGGCATATGTTCCTCTATGAAACATATATGTTGCTGGTGGTCTAATAAGAAACCTATCGGCAGCAAGAGGTATTAGTGAGGTCATTGACCTTGCATGTTTGGTAGCCAAGACTGTGATGGGATTAGGACATGACAAAATGGCAGAAAACATTTTCATGCCTTCTTCCCATTCTCCACCACACGATGACATATTGACTAGAATAGGTCTTGCCTTATCTAGTGATGACAGAATATCTAGGTTCAATTCAAACCTGTCTGCCATATTATATTCTACACCAGGTTCGGTTCCTTCATTACCCATATGAGTAGGGTCACCGCCGATGTAGATCGAAAAATTGTTTCTGTTTATTCTATGATTATGAACATCATCTAAGAAATGATCGCCTAATTTTCTCATGCTCATACAAAATTCTTTCAATAAAGAATAAAATAAAGGGGGAAGATTAATCTCCCCCCTCTACTTAGAAGGCTATTAGGCTAGAGCCTGAATGCCCATGCTTGATAGCATAGCATAGCCAGCAGCGATAACATGACGAGGAGCAGTACCTAGACGATACTTCGTCACGGTATGACCCTTTGAGTTAGTGCGCTTGTTGGTGTAGATGGGGAAACCTTCCATACGAAGACGGAAGATAGCCTTGCTAACCGAATTGCTCGAATAACCAAAACGTGAAGTGATCTGAGCAACAGTCAGTTCATCACCGTTTAGGAAAGATTCGCGCAGACGATCAGACTTAGAAACAGTAGCAGTATTCATTAATATTCTCCAATTTAAAGTTTCACTTAAAAAACGGCATAACAATCACCGTATATGCATAGTACTCTTAACAACGTCTATAGTCAACAACTAAATTTTTTTATAGAAAAAACAATTACTTACTTTAGAAAGTGGCGGACCTACCAGGACTCGAACCTGGAATAAAAGATTAGAAGTCTCTTGTGATATCCTGTTTCACCATAGATCCATATAAAGGTAGTTAGGCTACTTTTAGTCTATGATTACCATTGTTATAGTAGGAATGCACAATCTTCTCGGCCCAATCTAGGTAGTCCGATTCTTCGTCCGAAAGAGAATAACCTCTACGGTGCTTTAGATTTAGTATATTCATAGTCTTTTCCACGGCCATAAGACCGTCTTTAAGAGTAGGAAATGTATACTGTCTGTAGTCCACTGTAGTCTCCTTCGTTGAAGTTTCTCTAATATACGCCACAACATACTTAAAGTCAACAGAAAAAGATTGACATAAATACAAAGAAGGTATAGTATTTAGAATCAATATCTTAGGCAAAAGGTACAAATGTCAGCCACAGCAAATCAGCCAACAAACGCAAATTTTCTATCACCATTTGGTTATAAATTTCAAATAACCAAGTTACCTAATATTGAGTATTTTGTTCAGAGTTTTGATTTTCCAGAAATCTCACTTAATACCACAAATGATATTCAGACTCCTTTCTCTAAGATTATAGTACCTGGAGATCACATGACTTGGGGTAACTTTTCAATCTCTTTTAAGGTTGATGAGGATATGAGAGATTACTTTGAATTATATGATTGGATTACAGCAATTGGTAAGCCCTTAGACTTTGATCAATACAAAAACGCATTCAATACCGTATCTACTCTTGGGCGTGGTCCAAAAGTAGATGGTGATCTTATGATTCTAAACAGTGCAATGAAACCAAACATTAAGATATCGTTTGAAGATATCATTCCAGTTTCTCTGTCTGGTTTTACTTTTGATTCATCACAAACTGATGTGACATATGTGACAGCGAAAGCAACCTTTAAGTATTTTGCTTATACCTACGAAAGACTCTAAATTATAGGATTATATAATGACATTAGATGAAATTTTTGAACTCTGGTCGAAAGACTCAGATATTAATAAACTTGCGATTGATGAAGAAACTTTAAAATCACCAAAACTTCATAACAAGTATTATAAGTTACTCTGTCAAGAAAGACTCATACTAAAGAAAAACGAAACAGATTATAAAAGGTTGTTTCTAGAGAAGTATGAATATTTCATGGGTACACTTGATGAAGAAACTCTAAAAGAAAGAAAGTGGAGTCCTAATCCACGAGCCATTCTAAAGTCTGATATACCAATGCACATAGAGGCAGATTCAGACATTATTAATCTAACCTTAAAGATAGGTTATCAAAAAGAAAAAATCTCTGCTCTTGAATCAATTGTTAAGAGCATCTTAGAAAGAAACTGGATCGTCAAGAATTACATTGACTGGCAGAAATTTACCAACGGAGTCATGTAACATTTGATATGTCAGAAACTTTAAGAGTTACCAAACTAAACGAGACTTATATCAGAATTGATTGTGAATCTTCCACAGCAATGGAACTATCAGACTACTTTACCTTTTCTGTACCAAACGCTAAGTTTCATCCACTCTATAAGAATAAGGTTTGGGATGGAAAGATAAGGCTGTATAATGTTATGACCAGACAATTGTATGCTGGTCTTCTTTCTAAGGTTGAAAACTTTGCTAAGTCTAGAGAATACGAAATAAAATATCTTTCAGAGTTTAATGATTTACCATTCTCTTTGAATGAAGCCAAAGAATATATTGATACACTATCAACATCATTAGAGTCAAGAGACTATCAGATTGCTGCTATGGCACATGCCGTAAGAAAGAATAGATGTTTGTTTCTTTCACCTACTGCTTCTGGTAAATCGTTCATCATCTATACGATTGTAAGATACTACAACAAAAAAACTTTGATAGTTGTACCGACTGTATCTCTGGTAAGTCAGATGGCTTCTGATTTTGAATCATATGGATATGATAAAGATATTCATAAAATATATTCTGGTGTAGATAAAGAAAGCGACGAAGATATTGTTGTGTCAACTTGGCAGTCAATTTACAAGATGCCAAAACAATGGTTCTCTCAGTTTGATGTTGTTATAGGCGACGAAGCACACCTATTCAAAGCAAAAAATCTTACCAAGATCATGGAAAAATTGGATGCGTGTAAATATAGATTTGGATTTACTGGTACATTAGATAATACCGAAACACATAAACTTGTTCTAGAAGGATTGTTTGGTCCAGTTAAGACTGTTGCTAAGACTACAGACTTAATAGATAAGAAATACTTGGCAGAACTAAAGATAAAGATCATCGTCATGAAGTATTCAGACGAGATTAGAAAGCAATGTAAGAGTTTTGATTATACTACCGAAATGGATTTCTTAGTAAGAAACGAAAAGAGAAATAAATTTATTAAAAATCTTGCTTTATCATTGAATGGAAATACTTTATTACTATTTCAGTATGTAGATAAACACGGTAAAGAATTATACAAGTCAATTCAAGATACAGCAAAAGATAGAAAGGTATTCTTTGTCCATGGTGGTGTAGAGGTAGAAGAAAGAGAGTCTATAAGAAAACTAGTAGAAACAGAAAAAGATGCCATCATCATAGCATCGTCTGGAGTGTTTTCCACAGGCGTAAATATCAAGAACATACATAATATTGTGTTTTCTTCTCCTAGCAAATCTAAAATTAGAACATTACAATCTATCGGTAGAGGACTTAGAACTTCAGAAACAAAAGAAAGTGTAACCTTATTTGATATCGCAGACGACCTTTCTTGGAAGTCTAGAAACAATTTTACATATGAACACTTTAAAGAAAGAACCAGAATATATGCCGAAGAAGGGTTTGATTACAAAGTTTATAAAATTGATCTTTAAAATGTTCAATAAAGATAGAATTGTTTCAATTCATCTATTGACAAATGATCTAATTGTTGGTAAAATAATAAAGAATGATCAATCAATTCAATTGCTTAACGCAGTATTTGTTAAGTTTGGAACTAACGAAGTTACGGAACAATCTTATATGTATTTTGTAAATTACAATCCATTGTCTACAGAAGAAGACGGAATTACTACTTTTCGTCGTAATGCCGTGGTATCTATCAATACCGTTGATGATTCCGTTATGAATCATTATAATGATTTTATTAAAAAAGATACTATTCTTACACGAAATCGTAAAAAGAGTTTAGAGAATAAGAACCTGGAGAGGCTTATGGAAGAATCTCTACAAGAAAACAATCCAGTGTATTCTGGTTCTAATACTATACATTGATTCTGAACAAAACCGATTATACACAAAAAATGCCACACTGTCAACTAGTTTAATTATAGGTATATCATGAGTAAAAATTCCAACAAAAATCCAAGACATTATGTAGATAACAAAACACTTTACCAGACTTTGATAAAGTACAGACAGCAGAGACAAGATGCTCTTGCTATCGGTGAACCACCTCCAAGAATACCGGAGTATGTTGGTCTTTGCGTCTTTCAGATCGCCACAAGGTTAGCGACGAAAGGTAACTTTATAAATTATTCCTATAAAGATGAAATGATCTCAGATGGTATTGAAAATTGTATTCAATACATGAATAATTTTGATCCCAATAAGTCAAAAAATCCATTTGCTTATTTCACACGAATAGTATACAATGCATATATTCTTCGGATTCAGAAGGAAAAGAAACAAACCTATATCAAGTACAAGTCTCTACAGAATTGTATTTTGAATGATAATTTCTTTGAGAGTGTAGAGCATGATGATTCTGCCTCACTTTCATTCAAGCCTGCTGAACACGATAACATGCAACAATTTGTAAAAGATTATGAAACAAAAATGCAAGAAAAGAAAGTACCAAAAGAAATTGTTCTAGTAGGGCTTGAATTACTAGCAAAGGAAGATGAAGAAAATGATGAAAAGTAATGAAGGTATTCCACCGCTAATTCAGAACATGGTTCTAGAACTGTTTGATCCAAATAGTCCAGAACACATTCGCTACAATTACAAACTAACCTTAAGCAACATTAAGGAGTATTGTGATGAGGCAATCAAGACATACGACAAGCGTATGGCTGTTTCTGTGCCGGCAAAGAATGTAAAGCGGAAGCGTTAATATGAAGGTAGCACTAATCACAGATCAACACTTCGGTGTTAGGAATGATAGTCCTGTCTTTCATGATTTCTTTGAAAAGTTTTATCTAAATTTCTTTTTTCCATATCTTCAAGATAACGGAATCACAGAAATTATTGATCTTGGTGATACTTTTGATCGAAGAAAGTATATTAACTTCTACTCTCTGAGTAGGACCAGACAGTATTATTATGATGAACTTGTCAGGAGAAATCTAAAACTGACTTCTATTGTGGGTAATCATGTTATACCATATAGAAACACATTGTCAATTAATGCTTTGGATTTACTTCTTAATGAATATACTAATGTTGTAAACATTTCTGAACCAAAAGAGATTGTCTTTGGTGGCACAAAGATATTGTTTGTACCATGGATTTGTGATGATAACCATGAACAGACTATGAAGATGCTTGAAGAAACTCATGCTCAGGTTGTTTTTGGTCATCTTGAACTTGGTGGATTTGAAATGCATAAAGGCGTGTTAGCAGATGGACATACTGACACCGAAGCATTCTCAAAATTTGATTTGGTATGTTCTGGACACTATCATCATAGATCGTCTAAAGGTAACATTCATTATCTAGGTTGTCCTTATGAAATGACTTGGGCAGACTATAATGACCCGAAAGGTTTTCATATTTTTGATACCGAAACAAGAGAATTGACTTTTGTTGAGAATCCATATAGGATGTTCCATAAACTATTTTATGATGATATTGGTAAAACTTTGAACGATATAACTGATAAAGATTTTTCTGAATACAAGAATACTTTTATTAAGGTTATCGTCAAGTCTAAAACAAATCCATATTGGTTCGATATGTATATTGATAAACTGGAGAAAGCCGGTGCTGTAAACATACAGGTAGTAGAAGATCATCTAAACTTAAATCTAGAAGATGATGATGAAATTATTAATGAGACAGAAGACACACTTACAATTCTTCGTAAATATGTTGACAATATTGAATTGGAAACAGACAAGCCAGCACTTGATGAACTAATGCGTTCATTATATGAAGAAGCATTGTCTGTAGAATAAAGAGAGTTTAATGATTTATTTCACCAAAGTGCGTTGGAAGAATTTACTTTCAACAGGTAATGTTTTTACAGAAATTGATTTATGCAAGTCACAGTCTACCTTGATTGTAGGTGAGAATGGCAGTGGCAAGTCCACCTTTCTAGAAGCAATTTCTTTTGCTTTGTATGGAAAGCCATTCCGTAAAATCAATAAGCCGATGCTTGTTAACTCTATCAATCAGAAAAATCTTCTGGTTGAGATTGAGTTTACAATAGGCAAAAAGCAATACCTTGTTCGCAGAGGACTAAAGCCAAACATATTTGAGATTCTTATTGATGGTATTCTTATCAATCAGGAAGCAGCATCTAAAGATTACCAAGAAGTTCTAGAAAAGAATATTCTAAGACTGACACACAAATCTTTCTCTCAGATCATTACGCTTGGTTCTTCTACATTCGTGCCCTTCATGCAACTACCCGCACAGTTGAGGCGGGAGTTTATTGAAGACCTTCTAGACATTCAAATCTTTTCTACGATGAATGTTCTATTGAAGGATCGTATGCAAAAGAACAAGGACGAGATCACAGTTTGTACTAATAAGATTTCTCTGTGCGAACAAAAGATTGAATTAAACAAAAAGCATATTGAGTCCATCAAACAGAATACAGATGATATCATTGTTATCAAGCAGAAGAAAATTGATGAACATATCGGCATGATAACTCTTGAATCAACGGCAAAAGATACCAAGCAAACAACGATTGATACTCTTACTGCTACAATCTCCGACAAAAGTAAAGTTGTAAAGAAACAAAAAAAGATATCAGAGTATCGTACCGACATTCAATACAAGAAGAATGATTGCACAAAACATATTAATTTCTTTGAAAGTCACGATGATTGTCCAACCTGCACACAGAACATTGATGTTGCTATCAAGGCAGAAAAGGTTGAAGAAAGTAATAAGAAGTTAAAAGAATATAACGATGCTATTGAACAATTAGCAGAAGAAGAAAAGAAGGTTGAAATCAGACTACAAGAAATTTCTGTGATAGAAGATAAGATTGCCGATATGAAACTTGAGATAACAGATTCACAAAACAAGATTCAGGTATATAGCAAATATAATATTGAATTACAAAAAGAAATAAACACACTAAATGTCCAACAGCAAAAGTTTGAAACTGATGCCTATGATCTAAACGAGTCAAAGGAAGAATTAAAGAAGATAGAAGAAGAAAAAGAAAAACTGGTAAATCGTAAGACCTTATTGAGTACCGCATCCTTTCTATTGAAGGATGGTGGTATCAAGACAAAGATTATCAAGCAGTATGTACCTGTAATAAACAAACTTATTAACAAGTACCTTGCTTCTATGGACTTCTTTGTTCAGTTTGAACTTGATGAAAACTTTGATGAAAAGATTAAGTCAAGATTTAGAGATGAGTTTACATATGGTTCATTCTCAGAAGGTGAAAAGTCAAGACTAGATTTGGCTTTGTTGTTTACATGGAGAGCAGTATCCAAACTAAGAAACAGCACAAGCACCAATCTATTGATTCTAGACGAAGTATTTGATTCTTCTCTAGACACAGTTGGTAATGAATATCTATTGAATATTTTAAACAATAATGTTGGTGGAAATATATTCATTATATCACATAAGGGTGATACTCTGATGGATAAATTCTCAAACATCATTAAGTTTGAAAAGGTAAAGAATTTTAGTCAAATGGTAATTAACTAGGAGTTAAAATGTCGGATAATACAGAAAATCAACTTACGCTAGAAGAAACTATCACCCTAGCAAACATTCAGAAGAAGATATTCAATCAATCAAGCCAGATGGGTTGGCACGATAAGCCACGAGACTATGGAACGATGATTGCTCTATGTCACTCTGAACTATCAGAGTCACTAGAAGGCGCTAGGAAGGACTTGTGGGATGATCACCTGACACACCGTTCTATGGCAGAAGTAGAACTTGCTGACTGCATCATTCGCATTCTTGATCTTGCCGGCCGTGAAGGCTTTGATGTTGCTGGTGCATTAGCAGAAAAACATGCCTATAATAGAACACGGGCAGATCACCAAAAACAAAATCGTGAACTTCCTGGTGGAAAGAAGTTCTAATGGCAATTTTAAATTTAGTAAAAGATTCTGATCCTATTCTAAAGCAGGTAATGGAAAATTTTAATTTTCTAAGTCCTCCTACCGATCCTATTCAGTTGGCAAAAGACCTTGCTGAAACTATGATTGATAATAAGGGTATTGGTCTTTCTGCTAATCAAGTTGGATTACCATACAGAGTATTTGTTATTACTGGTAGTCCGATTCAAGCATGTTTCAATCCGAAAATAGTTGACACTTCAACAGAAATGGTGTATCTTGAAGAAGGATGCTTGAGTTATCCTGGTCTTGTTGTAAAGATAAAAAGACCTAGGATGATTAGAGTCCGCTTCACTATGCCAAATGGTGAAACAAAAACAGAAAAGTTTGATGGTATGACGGCACGAGTATTTCAACATGAACTAGATCATCTGAATGGTATAGTCCATATTAGTCGAGCAAATTTATACCATAAAGAGAAAGCATTAAAAGATCAAAAGATTTATAATAGAATTGTTAAAAAAACAAAGTGATGTTGGAGATTTATAATGTCTAATGAAGTGAAAGAATCTACAAAATATGAAAGTCTTATTGGTGTTAAAGAATCTACTGATGATGATTCTTCACCGCTTTCTCAACTTATGTCTGAGATTGAAGACACAGATTCTTCCGAGAAAGAATGGAAGAAGATGTGGGTTGGTATGCCTGAGTTTAATCAGAAAGAAAATCCACCATTCAAGACTGTATATGTTCATTTCAGAAACAAAGAAGATTTTGATAAGTTCTGTAAACTATACAAGACTGCGGTTGATGAAGAACAAACTATCACAGTCAAAACAAAGAGTATGTGGTATCCACACCTAAACAGAGAAGATAATGCTCTACTGCGGTGGATTGAAGATGACAACTAATCCTCGCTATCCAGTTTACATTGTATCTAAGGGTCGTGCTGACTCTATGATTACATCACGATCACTTTCTCGCATGAAAGTGCCACACAACATCGTGATTGAGCCTCAAGACTTGGAGCCATATGAGAAAGCATTAGATAATTTTAATATTCGTCCTTATGTTACTTTATTGGTTGCACCTTTCTCAAATCACGGTGACGGTCCTGGTCGTGCTAGAAACTGGGCTTGGGATCATTCTATCTCACAAGGCGCTACATCACATTGGGTAATGGACGACAATATATCAGACTTCTATAGACTTCACAACAATATGCGTATTCGTGTAGAAAGTGGAGTTATGTTTAGAGTTTGTGAAGACTTTGTTGATAGATTTGAAAATGTTCCTGTATCTGGCTTACAGTATAGGTTCTTCATTGCTCCTAATCAGGAATATCCAGCATATGTAAAGAATACTCGCATCTATTCTTGTAATCTTATCAGAAACGATTGTAAGCATCGTTGGCGTGGTCGTTATAACGAAGATACAATTCTAAGTCTTGATGTTCTAAAAGATGGCGATTGTACCATTCAATTTAATATCTTTCTACAAGGTAAGTGTGCTACTCAGACTGTTAAGGGTGGTAATACAACAGAGTTTTATCATGCCGAAGTCGGTGTAGATGAAACAACTGGTGAAGCAATCAAAACTGATAAGTTGATTGCAGTAGAAAAGGGTAAGAAGTATAACGAAGCCGGTACTATTGCTAAATCAAAGATGTTGGCAGATATCCATCCTGATGTATCGAGAGTTGTTTGGAAATATGATAGGTGGCATCATTATGTAGATTATAGTCCTTTCAAAAATAATAAACTAATTTTGAAGAAAGATGTTGATTTAAATTCTTATTCAAAAATAAATAATTATGGATTAGAATTAAAAAAGTTTATAACTCCTTTATCTTGTTTATAGGAAATTATATGATTGAAAAGATATTCATTCCGACAGTAAATAGAGTTGATAATCAAATAACCTATAATTCTCTTCCTGAAGAATTAAAAAAACGAGTTGTGTTTGTTATTCAATCTTGGGAAAAAGAAAAATACAATTATGAATGTGAATATCTTGTTTTACCAGAAGAAGTAAATTTAAGTGATTATTATTGTATTTCTAAAACTAGAAAAATAATTTACGAAGCGGGCCAAAATATAAAATATGCCGTTCTAGATGACGACATTACTTTTGGTCGTAGAAATGCCAAATATTGGACCAACATTTCTAATATGGAAACGTCTAAAAGAAAAGCAACACCCGATGACATATTAGAAATGTTTGAGTTGTTTGACAAATGGTTAGATGATGAAGATGTTACGGTTTGTGGATGTGGCTTTGTTGAAAATCCTCCTCAGAATAAACCGTTCAGTGTAAATAGTTCTATAGGAAGTGTTTTTTGGATTAATGGCAATCATTTTAAAGATATCTTACCGACACTAGATTTAACTTCTGTTAAAGTTGGAGAAGATGTGGTGTTTTTGCTTAGTCTCTTAACAAGAGGTTATGGTAATAGAGTAAGTCAAGAATTTGTTTTTTTCAATGAAAGCGCCCATAAAAAATCTATGAAATCATATGTGTGGGACGAACAAACATATGAGAATACTCAAAAAGACCATGAAAGAATAGAAAAAATGTTTCCTGGAATTTTTACTATTCTTTATGATGAAGAAACCGGTGACAGAGTTTCTGGAGGATATAGAAACTTTGGTAAATCAAAAATTTTATGGAGTAAAGCCTACAAAAGAAAAATTGATAGTCCATTACTCCAATTTTTATAAGTATATGCGAGGAGATTATATTATGAAAAAAGACTTAGTACGATACAAATATGATGAAGATAGATCCTTAAAGGAAATCACTGATTATATTAACGCTACATATAATCAGCATTATTCTCAAAACAAATATCAAGCAACAGAGTTTATCATTGATGGTGGACACGGTACAGGGTTTTGTATCGGTAACGTCTTGAAGTATGCTCAACGTTACGGGCGTAAAGGTTCAAAAACAGACGCTAGAAAAGACCTTCTAAAGGTAATTCATTACGCTATAATTCAATTATATGTTCATGACAAAGAAAATGGTGGAGATAGTGTAGATGGATCAGCCGTTATTCAATTATCTAGATGATGGTATTAATGCCGTTATAATTGATAATTTCTATACAGAGTTTCAGTTAAATGAAATTATGAAGGAATTATTATGGATAACAAAACCATCAATTCTTTTAACACAAGAAAATCTAGGTGCAGCAACTTCCAATCTAACGGGTGAATATCAAGCAAACAAACAAGGTGTTTGGTTAGAAGATGTATTTGTTAATTGGAGACATTCTGCCCTGATGAGGTATTGTTTTGAAAATTTTCAAGATGATTTTATCAAAAACAAATTACTGTCTTATAATCCATTAATGAAATTAATGTATTCTTGTAATAGACGATCACACTTACTGTCTTATTATGAGAATGCAGGATTTTATAAACCGCATATTGATTCATCCGTCTTCACACTTCTGAATTATTTTAACACAGAACCAAAGAAATATGAAGGTGGAGACTTGAATTTATATTCGTTTGATGATAGATTAAAGAGATCAGTGTCATGTAAAACGAATAGAGTAGTTATAATAACTGGTAACACCAAGCACGAAGTTACAGATATTATAGCAAAAGAAAAAGATATCTTCACAAACGGAAGATATTGTAACGCAGTATTTCTCAACATAATCAGCGATGATGATCTAGCAAGGATGAAAAATAATGGAAATTAAGATACCAATGGAAGAGTTGAGGACAAGAAAACTCTTTGTAGCAGCACCAATGTATGGTGGGCAGAACTTCGGAATGTTCACAAAGTCCTGTAATGACCTTTCTTCTCTATGCACTCGTTATGGTATAGAGTTGCGATTTCATTATCTCTTTAATGAATCGCTAATCACTCGTGCTAGAAATTATTGCTGCGACGAATTTGTAAGATCAGAAGCAACCCATCTAATGTTTATTGATAGTGACATTGGATTTAATGCTAATGATGTTCTTACCATGCTCGCTCTACAGTCAGAAGAAAGTGAATATGATGTTGTGTGTGGTCCATATCCTAAGAAGTGTATCTCTTGGGAGAAGATTAAGGCCGCAGTAGATAAGGGTATGGCTGATGAGAATGTAAACAATCTAGAAAAGTATGTTGGTGATTATGTATTCAACATTGTAAATGGTACAGGTCAGATCAATCTTCTAGAGCCAACAGAGGTAATGGAATCTGGTACAGGCTTCATGATGATTCGT